TGTTTCCACATCGGCAAGTGGTCTGTTGAGTAGATTGGATAAATGGTCTTCTGCTGTATCAATAAGATCGCAGATAAAGACATCATCCTCATCATGCTCTACGTTCAGATGCTTCTTTGCTTCCTCGAGAGAGATATATGTGGGCATAGCTTACTTACGCTTTACGCTTCAAGCAGGCGAACGCTTCTGCACGGAGGACCGTGAGAGAGTAGTCGCCATTAAGAGTGAAGTCCACTCGGTCTTTCTTACCGTCGTATTGTGCGGCCATACGATCACCATCTCCATACTGTGCAATTACTGCATAGGAAAGAGTGCCAAAGAGAATGGCGTCATGTGGCATAAACGTGGTAGACACTACTGGGTACCCATTCATGCGTCCATCCACAAGGAGCATCGTCGAGGTTCCCTTTTCTACAGGCGTACTCTTGAGTAAGCTGTAGGTCTTTGGATGCACAAAGTAGGCGGTGCTTCCGTCAGCTTCTACTTCCTTACCTAACACCTCGCCTTCCAGATCCGTGATCTCAGTAAGTGTTGGTTTTACCGTATTACTCCATGAGCCTGCCATTGGAGTAGCGTATGGAGAAGCAAGGATAGACCCAATACCATCGTGCGGTGCCACTGGCGCAGTCTTTGCAAATAGGGCAAGGTTGAGAGCCTTACCAACGGCCTTGCCAAGTCGTGAAAGAACGACTTTACGCAGGTTCTTATTAGTGGCATTAATGGCCTGCGACGTCACTGGCACATAGACACCAACACGCTCGGACTTAGCAGAGATCTTGCTAAGGTCAATGTTCTGGTCAGAAAGAGCGACATCCTCACCCGCAATAGTGGCAGTAACGCCAGCAAGCACTGGCCATACGGGCTGCCCAACGACACCAGTCTGCATTTTGAGGCCCAACTTCGTGTGGATGAGCTCTGCCTCGAGGGGCTCTAGTATATCTTGGATAATCACGGGCTTCGCTGCGTCTACGTTAGACGTCATCGTCGCCGCACGTTCCTCGATGGCTACAGTCTGACGCGAGCTCATAGCACGAGCAGCTGCGTCAATGAAGCTCTTTGCACATTCTGCCTCTATGGCTGTCGAGTCGTGTTCGAGAGCCTTAGAAACTACAGCGTTGATGCTTCGCTCCTGAATATCCTCGCTCACTTGGACAAGCTCACGCTCTTCGTCTTCGGTAAGCGAGCCAGCGTGGCGCTTGCTCTGTAGCTCCTTGAAACGCACGTGCAGTTCATGGAGCTGTTCTTGTTCCTTTGTCATAGTTAATTTGTTGAATGGTTAAAGGTTGGACTTGGTTATATCAGCCCAGCGAAGCGCACGCTCTGCCAGTGGCGTACGCACAACTGGATCTGGAGCTTCCTCGGGGGTCGTTTCTTCTTGGACAGGTTCGGAAGTAGGATCTTCGATCGGCTCGGGGAGCCCTCGCTCCTCATCAAGAGCCCGCTTTGAGCGTTCAGCGGATGCAGTGGTTGCTGGATAGGCTGGCGTGCTTACCACTGACACATCCCCGATATACGAGAAGTGATCAATGTGACGAAGCCACGTACCGTCCTCCTTTTTCTCCCAGCGAGTGTCACCCTTATTGACACCGAAAAGGAATGAGGAGGAGCGCAGGTCCCCTCTGCGAAGGAGCTCCAGCGTGTCGTTCCCTAACTGCGTATTCGGAGCGTCAAATCGGTAGAGGAGTCCGCTGTCCGTGATGGACAGATGCAGGCTACCCTCTCCGTTCGTGCTTCGTGCAAGGAGCTTCGTGCGTTCGTGCTCATAGAGGGCAAGGACATCGGAAGAGCGGAGCAATTCCTCCGTCACTGCGCCCTTGTGTACAATCTCTCGGAATGCACGCCCATCAAGGAAGTCATACAAGACCTCACTCTCTTCTTCGTACACGATAGCAAGCCCCTCAATAGTGCGGCTTCCCTCACTTTGGAGTGATGGAGCGGCCAGCTCACTGGAGCTACTTCTGAGCTCGAGTATTTTGTTTTTGCTCATATCTGTATTGGGCTTTATATAACGTAGTTATAATGCGTATTTTGACACCACTTTTAGCTATTCCTGTACGATTTTGGTTTGCTCTCCATCTGGGTGCAACTCCTCAATACTCGGGCGAGAGGTAATCGGAGCTACGTTACACGTGATAAATAGCTGGTCGCCTCCGTCAATAGGCTCTCTGTTCTCGAAGATTCGCCCCTCATTTGGAGTCATCACGCCTGCTTCCACACTGCTCTTTACGTACTCCGCACGTGTGCGCAGGTCGGTGGCGAATAGGCGGGAGAGGTCAAAGCGGATGCGCTCGGATGCTCGTCTCCCCCTTGGGAGGAGTTTCACAGAAAACTCCTGCTCAATCTGCAGTATAAGTGGCTGTAGCGTTTGGTTGAGGAAGTTAATCTGCGAGTTCTCTGCTTCCTTGTAGTTCGTGCTTTGGTCTGCGAACACCATATAAGGGTGCACACCAAAGAAGCGACATATATCCAGCACGGAGTACTTGCGCACCTCGAGGAGCTCTGCATCGGAGTTGCTCATCGAGGACTCGATGAACTGCATAGACCCAGATAAGCGAATAATTCTGCGCCCCTGAGCAATCTCGCTGTTCACTCGGTCTGCCACTCGGTCTGCCACATCAGCATCGAGTGCGCCAAGCCCCTGCAACTCATTTCCGCCAACTAGGAAGCCGCTCTTTTGGTTGCCCGAGAGCAGTCCGTTATTCGTCTGCTTATCTGCGTTGGCACTGAGCGAGAGCGACAGAGAAGCGTACCTGATAGTAGATACTCCAGTGTAGCCACCATCGAGGCTGTTATTCTTTAGGTGGATGATCTCGTCAGCGGTGAACACGCCATTGATATTCCATACGTAGTCCGACACGCTGTACGTATTGCTATTCGTATCGTAGGATACCGATCCGTCTCCAAGAAGAATTATATCCAGCAACTCACCACGAGAGGAGAAGCGAGGATATATATAGGCGTTCCCCGAGAGGAGCAGTCGAGCTACGACATTCTTGAGCAGGACGAAGAAGTTCTGCCTGCTGTTAGCCTGTCCTGCGAATAGCGTATTTAGCTGCGTATCTCCCGCATACTTAAAGATACTCCCCGAGCGCTTTAGGTGCTGAAGCTCGAGTGACGCGATAGTCCCAGAGAGAATATCCACACATCGGTACACGCTGGCAATAGCCATTGCGCTATCAGGCGTAGACACCGAAGGTGCGTTGAATTGATTTACAAACTCCTGCACGCTTCCGACAGATGCGCACTTATCGCCACCAGCGTAGTACGACCGCTTGAAGAAGCGAGTGAAGAATTGAGAAATGGTCATTTTATACGATAGTTTTGAAATGGTTGAACAGCCAGAAGCCCATCAAGCAGGTGATAGCTCCGTCAATCTTGTCCGAAGCCACAGCCTTGACGGGCTTGCGGTTTTCGAGTCGGTCCTCGTCTATCACAGCGTTGCCAAAGCAGTATGCCGTGATAGGATTAGGGTCAAACGTGATACTATCCTGCGACAGAGCAAGCTCAAACGACATCACAGCCGTATTGAACGACCCATTGGTCTGCGGTATAGCCTCCAAATTCGCTTTACCAACCTGCGGAGTAGACCGCAAGAGGTTGGTGAACTCGAGAGCCTTGTAGGGGTCATAGCCTATCTTGAGGGTGGATAGAGGCTGTCGCAGGATAGTCTCCACGATGAGAGGGTAGTCGATGCTGTCGCCCTTACAGAGCGTCAGATAGCCGTCATCCGCCCACCTCTTGTAAAGTTCTCGATTTACGTGTGTGCCGAGCATTCCCTCTGGGAAGAAGTAATGCGTGATAGCGTGGAACGGGCAGACCTTGGTGCGCCCCTCTGGGACACGACTGGGCGTGTAGACAAGGAACGTAAGCGCACTAAAGTCATCGCGGACGGACAAGTCCACAGCGCACATCGCACGATAGCCTCGAAGCGACTCCATGGGTACGTGCATAAACGCCTTTTCAATCGTCTCACGAGGTATCCACATCTCACGCTCGTCTCGAGCGAAGATATTGAGGAGCTTGTTGCGGAATGCCTTCATGTCCCCTGCTGTGAGCTGCGCTTTCTGATACTCCGCTTCATAGTACTCTGGGCGCACCGTTACTCCCAAGTGGGGCTGGACCTTGTGCCACGTATTAGGATCTCCCTCCTCGTCATCCACATCTGGCTCAAAAATGTGCGCGAAGATGCTATCATTCTCCACCTCTCCGCGGAGGATAGACTTATAGGCATCCAGCATCTCAGTAAATGGCGTGTCGAGCTTGTCACTCGCTGTCGTTATCACGAAAGTTAGGGGATTTCGCCTTGCACCCATTGACGAGGTCAGGACGCTCTTTAGTGCGTCACTCTCCGCCTGTGCATACTCATCGATGATCACCAGCGAAGCATTCAGACCATCCAATCGGTCTGCAGCAGACGACAGGCAACGTGCAATGGACATCTTCCCTGGCATTCGGTTGAACACCTGTTCACGGTTGATCTTGAAGCGTCTGAGCTGAGGATCAAGCGCACGCAGGATCTTTGAGATAACGCCGAAGCACACCTGCGACTGCTGATAACTGTTACTGCCAACGTAGCTCTCTGCGTTAGCATCCCCATATAGGAGGTCATACACCGAGAGCGTAGCAATGGAAGTCGTCTTGCTGAACTTACGTGGCACGAATAGGAGAACATCACGGACAAGCCGCCTTTCCCCATCATCATGGTAGAACCAAAAGATATTCGTGAACTGGAAGACCTGCACGGGGGTGAGCGCGAAGAACACCATACCCTCGGCAGACGGGAGTCGGATATTTTCGTAGAACGTGATGAAGTGACGCACCTTCTCGTCTCGAAGTACATACTTGTCCACCTTGTGCAGGAAGCGTTCAATAGACAGAAGCTCGTACACGTTGTGCAGGCTTGGATGCTTGATGCACTCGCGTATATACGACGAGAGACGCTTGTCGAGCTTGTTGAAGCGTGGGTATGGTATCTTAGCGCTTCGCAGCCGCTCTACGACCCCGCTTTTCAGCGCTGTCGCTTCGCTTTGACTTAGTTGTTTCGTCATATATCTGCTGGAGTATGTGGTTGAGCTTGTCTACCTCGTCACCGCTTGTGAACTTCGCAGTTCGTACGGTCATCTGAAGCTCGGAAAGCTGTGCGCGGAGTTCCTTGGATGCTTCAATAAAGATGGACCATGCAGGATTAGCTCGCTTGCGTGAATCGCCCTCTCGGCTGAATTCCTCTACGACTATGCCGTCAGACATAAGCACCGCATAAGACTCCCGACATACGCCAGCCATCTGCGCTGTGGCCGATATTAGCGGCTCAAACGCTGGGGAGTATGCGCCGAGGGCCTTTAGCCCATCTCTTAGGAAGCATGCGGTTTCTTCTTGCGTCATTTTGCAGAGGGCACTACATAAACCCAGCGAAATGCGCATTTTTGACACCACTTTACCCCCAAAACTTTTTCAGCCCACGCCACAACCCCCACAGGACTTTGAGAACTCGCGCAAAGAAAAGGGAGCGAGGGGTGGTATGCAGGGGGTCTCCCCTCTCCTTAAAATCGCCTCCCCCTCTTCCTCGGAAAGTGATTTTTCGGTCGTCGAAAAAAAATGCGAGGAGGGCGGAAAAATGTGGCTAAAATGTTGGAAAATAGCGGTTTAGATTTGGTAGATTCGTTTTTTTGTTCTATCTTTGTAGTACAAAAGGAAAGGGAAAACGCCCTAACCTTTTGTACGGGAACGAACGTAAAAAGCCCCGCGCTCGTTTCACAACGAACAACGGGGCAAACTTTTTCTTAAAATCATTACAAAGGTATGGAAACTATTCAGACCATCCAAAAGGCGTATGCCACGACTTATGCCGTCGCTACGAGTTTCATCCCTGAACTCATCCAAGTAAAGAACATCAATGGAGTACGGTGCCTACTATCAGACGAAACGATAGGCTACGACATCGACGAGGAGACGGGTGAATACCCAGAAATCATGGAGTACTACCTAACTCAACTAAATGGAAGCAAATGCGAGCAGCTTAACGAGCACTTTGGGCTAATGTTTGAGTACTGCACTGCCCTTGACTTGTGGGTACTCCTCGTGCCACACTGTG